AATAATACCTTGATTACCAATAATACCTTGATTACCAATAATACCTTGAGCACCAGTATCTCCTTGAGCTCCAGTATCTCCTTGAAGTCCTTGATTACCAATGACTCCTTGATTACCAATATCTCCTTTATTACCGGATGTTACAAAACTTGCTAGTATATCTTCATTATTACTAAAAGGTTGTACAGCTGAAGAAGATTGTGTATTTATAGTTATTGTCCACCAACCAGTATTATTTAATAAATCAGTAATTTGATATAATATAAATTGTGTACTATCTATTTTATTTGTTATTCTTACATATCCTTTAATAAGTGATGTAACACTATCAATAGATTGCATAAATGTATTAATTGATGTTCCAGTAGCATCACTACTATCAATATATAGTTCATTAGCTAGATATTGTGAAATATTATTCAATCGTAAATTTCCTAGTCCAGGGTCAGTAGAACTTGTAGAAATTTTAAATATATAATCAAATGTAGCACCCCCAAAATTACCATCAATGCCTTTTTCTCCTTGATTACCAATATCTCCTTGATTACCAATAGCTCCAGTATCTCCTTGATTACCAATAACACCTTGAGTTCCAATATCTCCCTGAGCACCAATAACACCTTGAGTTCCAATATCTCCCTGAGATCCAATATCTCCCTGAGCACCAATATCTCCTTGAGCACCAATATCTCCTTGAGCACCAATATCTCCTTGAGCACCTATAACACCTTGAGCCCCAATATCTCCCTGAGCACCAATAACACCTTGAGCTCCTTGAAAGCCATGAGCGCCTCTAACACCTTGAGCACCTCTAACACCTTGAGCACCAATAACACCTTGATTACCAATAATACCTTGATTGCCTTGAGCACCAGTGTCTCCTTGGGTACCCTGTTCACCTTGAGGGCCTACTAAACCTACACCAGGAATACCCTTATTACCTTGAGGTCCCTGTAACCCCTGTGGTCCTTTAGCACACTGTAAATTACAACATGTATATCGTTGAGTATAACTTTTATAATTACTACAAGACATGCTATTTATATATTTATATATTTATTATATAATTTTATATTTATATTTACATTCAATAAATATAAAATTATATAAGTGACTTTTGTTTGATAGTTAATCTACCATTTTGAGTTGTTACGTCATTTCCAATTATATCAAATACTAGATTCCATTGTTTTTGAATATATGAATTATCAAGACTGCCTTGTTGAAATAACAATGTTTTTGGACCAAATGTAATTGTTTTAAAACTATTATTTATTGTTACATTTCTTGTATCTAATTGTATTTCTGTCGTTAAATCTGTAGATTTGAGTAATACAGTAAATTTATTATTATTATTAATACAGTCACATGGTATAGAAAAATAAATTTCTAATATAGAATTACTTACAATCGGCTGATTATTACTAAAATCAATAATATTATTATTAAATATATTATTTGAATTGTCAATATTAGAATAAATAGGTAATGGAAAATTAATAATATGCTGAGATGGAGTGTACGTATTATTACTACTTACATGAATAATGGTGATAGTTTCACCAAAATTAGTTAATGTTCTCTGTGAATTGTTTACTTTTGTATTTTTTATAAAATTTACATTTTTATTGAGAGATGAAATATTAATATCACTCGTTGTAGTAATATCAACACTAGAACCATCAATGATTAGATTTCCTTCAATTAAAACAGTTGACTGATATTGTCCATAACTTATATCCAATCCTCCTGAAAATATATGATATCTAGAACCAAAATAATTATAATGCTTATAATCGGATACTTGAACGATTGGTCCCATTATTCTTGTTCCATTCGCCGATTGAATAGCATAGTTAGTAGAGCTGTTTAAAAAATCTGTAACATTACCGTTAGATGAGTCAGTGATTGTATTAAGAGAACCACCATTCACTTTTAATATACCTGTAGTTGGATTATTATTTGGATAAGTACAACTATTAATAGTTACATTATTATGTATGATAGTATCATTGTTTGGACAATTGCCTGGAATAATTGGACCGATATTAATACTACCTGATTTAATATTAGTTAGAAGATTACATAGGTCTTTATTACATCCTTTATTACGTAAATAATTATTGTAATTATTATAATTAGTATTACATATACTTTTATTATTAGACATTATAATATATTAATATAATAATAATAATATTTACTTTGGAACAGGAAATGGTCGTTGATTTTTTTGAATAACTACTGGTTCAGGCATAATCGTTCGATTTCTTTCAAAATAAGAAATTTCAGGTAATCTTATTAGTTCTGGAACAGTAGGTTTTTCAGGATTTACTAAATTTGTTGAATTAATTCCAAATAATGAAGATTCAATTTGAACAGAATTTTTTGAAAAAGCTTCTCTAGGCATATGACTAGGAGTAATACCTAAACAGGGTAAAGCATTATGATAAGCAGAACCTAGTTGAGAATTTTTATATTTACAATAATTTATTGAATGTTTATAACTAGATTGTTGAAGACAATAATCACTAAAAGTATTGTTATTTCTTGTTGAAGTCATATTAATATAATAATATATATAATTATTATTATGTTAATATTATAATTCACATAAATAATCATCTCTATGAAAATATGTTTTACATAAATGCATTATGGTATGATTGTGTTGTAAAATAACAATTTCATTATTAATATTATACAACACATCGTGTAATTGATTTGTATCTTTAATAATCCAGGCAATTTCATCAAACCCAAAATTGCCAGTTGATATAACTAAATTATTATTTTGAATTTTGAATTGTTTTAATATTTCTAAATCATCAAATAATCCAAAATATTTGTTTGTGTTTTTTTCATAAGTATCTAAAATATTATCTGTTTTATTTTCTTCAATAATAGCACCATATTTAATCCAATGATTGCTGTTGGTATATCCTTTTGGTGTTAGAATTAATTTATTAATAATAGAATCTTTATTAATTTTATTGTTATAAAGGTCTGATTTAACGTCTCTCAATGTTGTAGTCATTTCACCAATAAAATATACACCAAATAATAATTCCAAAACTAATATTATAGCATTAGATAAACTAGGATTTTTTCTATATTTAAAAGTAGATTTAAAAATTAATGCTGTAATTAACTCCCAACTACCAGTTGTTTTCCATTCTTTAGATAAAAGATGTTTCGGTATAAATTTAAATATTATAAAAATTAAAAATGCTATTATAATACCAATTGTAACTGGTTTAATAAAACCACGAAATAATCCTTTTGAAATAGTTTCAATTTCTGATTCATTTGGTAAATAAGCTATCGCATACTTATTTAAATATATTGGTCTTGTAAATTGAGTATTTATTCTACTTTTAACAACAGAAAAATAACCAATACCAATATCATATGGTCCATTTGAAACTAATTCATGTGCTTTAATTAAAGTCATTTTATTATTATCATTATTCACAAATGTTTCTTTATAACCTTGAATCATTTTTTTTTCAACTAGTCTTTCTTTTATAATCGTCCATATATCGTATAATAAACCAGAATATTTTTTAGTTTTATTACCATTTTTATCTATAATATTTGTTTCAATTACAAGAGGTGGGTCAACATAAACTAATACATTTAAATTCATTTACTTTAATATAATATATATTTTTATTATAACATTAATTTATTTTTTAATTCCAAATAACAGGTTGATGTATGATATATGGGTATTTTATTAGAATAAAAATAAAGAAATTTATGAAACAAATATAAATAATCAAATGAAAAAAATGTTCTAAACATAATAGATTCAGTCATATGTTGTTTATATGGATGTATTTCAAAAAGTGATTTTATTAGAGGTTCATCTTTTAATTCTATAAAAATAGAATCTATAATAGAATTTATTTTATCATAATCTACATTATCTAATTTAAATAATTCTATTAATTGTATTTTATATAACATTTCACATATACCCTCTTCTTCATCAGAACCATCTTCAGTAATTAATTGATAAGTAAATAACTGTTCTAATTGTAATTCATTCATTTACATAATATATATTGTATGTGTTTAAGCATTTTAATATTGGTATTGATTATGTCCAGATTTATAATCTAAATCTTTTTGTAGTTCTCTAGATGGAACACCTCCTCTTACCCATCCGTCAGAAGCAACACCTTCTACTAGATTAACAGGATTCGTAATTGAGTTTTCAATAGATGGTAATAAAGGATAGTTTTTGTAAGGAATAAATGATTGTTCAGTTGTGGTATTAATACTTTTTTTATTAGTAATCATATCCCCTTGTTGTATATGAGATTCTAGAACAGGATTTGATGAACCTCTTCCTAAATAAGGGACAGTTTTAAAAGGTCTTTCCATAAGACTAATACGACATTTTGGATGTGTATTAATTGTTCCAATTAATAAATCAGAATTGGTATCAATATTACAACCACCCACACCGACTTGATGACTACCGCTAAAATTAATATTAGGTTGACTAGTAGCAAATTCAATAGGTCTTTTCATTCCACAGTCTTGAGAGAAAAAGTTGTTTAAAAGATAATTTGATTGAGAAACATTTTGTACATTTCTTTGACTTAAAGCACAACTATCTTCTCCAATTCTAGATAATTGATCAAATGTATAATCTTGTGTAAAAGCAGCCATTTGTATATATATATTTAATAATATTTTTTAAATATATATTTAATTATTATCCGGTGACACTTCCTAATCGTGGAGCATTTTTTAATAAAGCAAAATCATTACCTTCTTTGGCAGAAATCATTCCACCATAACAAAAATCAGCGAATCCTTGTTGATCATTTGGAATTGTTGTATTAGCAGTCGCATAAAATTGACGTTGTCCAAAATCTTCAAATTCAAAACTATCTCCTAAAGTTGAAAAGAGTTTTTTTTTAATTTTAGGGTCGTTATCAAAATTAGATGATACGAAATCTTTGGTTTCATTATTTATTTTAGTTTCAACTGCTGAATTATAAGCAGGTGCTGCTGTTTTTCTATTTGGACTATACTTAATTTCACTAGATAATACATTCATAAACGGGTTTTGTTTAGTTGGATTTGTGAAATTATTTTTTACTGTTTCATATAATTTGGGATTAGTAAATCCTTCTGTTTTTTTAGAGGATGATGTATTTCCTGTTTTATCATTTTTATATTCTTTAGTGTAAAATAAAATAACAATAATAGCTAAAGTAATTAATCCAGTTAGGAAAAAATTATATGATTGTGTTATTAAAAATCCTAATATTGTTAATATAATAACCAATCGTGTAATAGAATTAATTTTTTGATTACTAGTCATAGAGTCATTCGGCCAAATTTGATTAATTTGACTTTTTTTTAATAATACTGATGGATCATTTAACCATATATTAATATATTGTTCTGTCATTTATATATATTCTTGATTATTTATTTTTTCCTTTTTTCTTCTTTTTTTTATTAGATTTATTTTCTTGTTTACATCTCATTGTTTTTTCTGGAGTTTCACCTTCTATTGAAAATACTAATTCTTCTATTTCAGATTCTGTTAATGGTTTTGGAATAGGTTGTGATGCTAATTGTTGTAATCTTTGTTGTTCTTTTTCTTTTTCTTCTCGTCTTTGTTGACTTTTTTGTAACATTCTTTCTTTCATCTGTGATTTTTTTAAATTTTGATTTAATGCATTACCCATAGCACCTAAATCCATTTTACCTCCCATACCACCCATGCCGGGTATACCTCCCATACCACCCATACCACCCATACCCATTTTTTTAAGCATGGATTGAATATCTCCCATACCTGGCATGTCTTTCATTTTTGTTAAAAGGTCACTTGCTTCTTGCATTATTTCACTTTCTTTAATTTCTCCCGATTTAATTTTATTATCTAATTTTCCACCAACATTTTTCACAAGTCCCATCAATTTAGTTGGATCTTTAAATAAATTCTTAAATACATCATTAACAGAATTAGCATTTTCAGTATCAAAATTTAATTCATCCGCTGTTTCTGCTGCAATTTCTTTTGCTAACTTACCTAATTTACCATCTAATAAACCATTAATATGATCTTGAATATCTTCAGGATTAGGTAAATGGTCTACTCCAGATACATCGATAACTGGATTATTACTAGAATCCATCATATTTTGTAAATTATTCATTGTTTCTTCTAATTTACCTTTTAATTCATTTTGATTTATTGCTTCAAACAGTTTTGCCGTATCACCAAATGAATCTTCTGAATTTACTTTTCCAATAACAGAAAATAGAATTACTTGGAGATATTTCCAGATTGTTTCTTTTGTTTTTTCACTAATATTATCTTGCCATAATTCTTTAAAATCAATACCTGGTAAAAACTCTGTATTTATTTCACTAGATGAACCAAACATTTCTTCATTTTTATATAAAATATCAAAAAATCTTTCTGGAAATACTGTTTTAATATGTTCATATACATGTTTTATACTATTTTCATCTTTAGATTCTTTTATATTGTATAAATCAATATGTAATTTATCTTTAAACTCAGGAAATGTGTATAAAATATCATTTATAAGATCATAAATTACTTTAACAAATTCATCAGGTATTACATCAATCTCTTTTTTATTATCGTTATTAGATGATTGTCTCGATGTTTGAGTGGATGATTGTGATGATGACGATTTATTTGTTTGTTTTATTGGTTTTGTCATATATAAAATATGTTAATAATTATTGTTTAAATCAAATTAATTGTTATATATTTTTGATAATTGATTTAGATTTTTTAAATATTGAATACATTTACTTTTATTATCTACATCTAACATTTTTAAAGGAGCCCTAACTTTATCAATTCCTTCTAATATTTTGCTAGCACCTCCTTGGTCCATTGTTAAATCTTCGGTATAATCTTTATTTAAAAAATATTCTAAATTTCCTTTTTCAATTTCGTCTTCATATTTAACACAAATATATTTATACCATACATCAACAATCCTCTTAGGATTTGCTTTTCTTAACATTAATAAAGCGGTTTTGGATGTTTTGATATCGTGATTCTTAGGAAAAATAATCGAAACATCTTCAAGAAACTCCTCAAATTGATTATTAAATGCCTTTAAAATAGTAGGTTTATCCATATTATTTATATATTTTTTAAAAAATTATATTTAAATTATTTTATATATAATATCATTATTATTATTATTATTATCATTATTATCATTCTAAATTATTAAACTTCTATTATAATATATTCTTCAATTGTATTAGTATTATTATTTCGTTTTTCTTGGCATATACAATCATATATATTAATCAATGTAAAATATATACCATGCTAACATAATGATCATTTTTTCTATTATTCTCGTATGTAATAGAAAAAATTAAACTTCAAATTTTATTATAATATATTAAACAAATGTGTTTTACATATTCAATCATGTAATTGTTATCTCATCATACCGCCTTGTTTATCAACGTGTTGAATTTGTAAATCTTTATTTCTTTCGGATTCCATATCTTTCATAGCTGTTTCTCCCACTTTATCAGGTGCCCAATCATCTTTTGGTGTAGTTATACTTGAACTATTATTTACTGCAGCATAATTATACATTTGACGTGTTCCTCCATTTCCTTCAGCTAATAATTCATCACTCGCTTGATCCCAGTAACTAAAATTATCACTTGCTACTCCAAATCCACCCATACTATCATTTCCTATTGCAAATGCCATTGGTTCACCATTAAAATCTGTGGCCTTTGCTGTAGAATAATCTTGTTGTGGTTTAATTTTATCCATTACATTGTTCCCAAATATTACTGTATTTCCTTCTTTTAATAATAACATTGCAGGAACCTTTTGGACTTGAGGTGGTAGCAATATTTTTTGTTGGGTTTCTAAAGTTACATATATACTTCCTGATTGTGGATCTCTAAATCTTTTATCTATACACACAAAATGCATATCATTCTTTAATGTATCGTTCTTTGATAATATCCTCAATAAATCTTTACATTTTTCACAATAATTACTATAATATAATATACTACTCATTATATTAATAATTAAATTTTTAAAATAATCTTTAAACTTATTTATTTTATTAAATTATTTTATTAAAAAATTGATTTGATAAAATAATTATAATAATAATATATATTCTATAATTTATAATGATGCAACCAAAAATAACTATTACTTCTGAAGACTCAAATGTTCTTAATTTTATATTAAGTAATATACATTACAGTTTAGCAAATTCATTGCGAAGAATAATATTGTCTGAAATACCCACAACAGTATTTAAATGTTTTCCTGATAGTGAAAATAAAGTAAAAATACTTGAAAATACAAGTCGACTAAATAATGAAATTATAAAACAAAGAATTGGATGTATTCCTATTCATATTACTGATATAGATTTTCCATATAAAGAATATACAGTTGAGGCTAATAAAAAAAATGATTCGGATGTTATTGACTTTTTAACAACAGAAGATTTTAAAATTAAAAATAATTTAACAGATAAATATCTTAGTGAAACAGCTGTTAAAGAATTATTTCCACCTAATGAAATGACAAACGATTATATTCCTATTACAAGACTAAGACCTAAATTAAGTGAAACTATTAATGGTGAAGAAATATCATTAACTGCTACATTTGATATTGGTACTGCTAAAGAAGATGGTATGTATAATGTAGTTTCAACATGTGCATACTCTAATACGATTGATACTGTTAAAGCAAATGCTGCTTGGAATGATAAACAATCTGAATTAATTAAATCTGGTATTGATAAAGAAGAAATTGAATTTAAAAAAGCCGATTGGTTTTTATTAGATGCTAAAAAAATATTTATTTTAAATAGTTTTGACTTTATTATTGAAAGTGTAGGGGTATTTTCAAATTTTGCGATTGTTTATAAAGCATGTGATATTATGATTCAAAAATGTAAAAAAACTATTTCTATATTAACAGATTCTGATAACTCTAATAATAATGATATTACTATTGAAAAAAACGAGAATTCTACTCTAGATAATGAGTTTATTGTTACATTGAAAAATGAAGATTATACCCTAGGTAATGCTTTGAATTATTTCTTATATGAAAAATATTATCAGGGAAATAATATATTATCATTTGTTGGATTTAGAGTTCCTCATCCTCATATTCCAAATGGAATTATTAAAATCGGATTTAACGATGAAAGTGATATTTCAATTGTTTCTCAGTGTATTATTCAATCTGCTCAAAATATTATAACTACATTTGAAAATATTCAAAAATTATTCAAACAATTTTAAATAAATAAAAATAAAAAAATGTATAAAATAAAAATATATTATATTTTGTTATTGTAATTTGTTAATAATCGAATTTTTTTTATAATAAAATCAATTAATTGGTGAATAATAAACATCATTATCATATTAAATTTAATAATAAACAAATTTAAATATTAATTTTTATATAATATATATATATACGATGAATACAAATACAGATACACCTAAAAATACAACCATGACTAAAAATACAACCATGACTAAAAATAAAAAAAATAATTTTTTTTATTTACACTTTGATTTAAATTTAAATTTAAATTATGATTCTTTATTGAATAATCGCTATTTACAATTAGTAATTAATAATGGTATTCGAGTAATAGATAAATGTTATATGCGTCGCATCCATTATATGTGTAAATATTCTAAACCTAAAAATATTAAATATAAGATTGATAACAATAAATATATTGATTTAGAATGTATGGATAAATCTAGCATGCGTCCTATTCATTTTATATGCCAATATTCCACCCCTGAAATGATTAAATATATTATTGATAAAGATGTTGATTTAGAATGTGCAGACAAATGTAGTATACGTCCTATCCATCATATATGCCGATATTCCACCCCTGAAATGATTAAATATATTATTGATAAAGAGGTTGATTTAGAATGTGCAGACAATTGTAGCATGCGTCCTATCCATTATATATGTAAGCATTCTACACCAGCAATGATTAAATATATTATTGATAAAAATGTTGATTTAGAATGTATGGATAAATATGATACACGACCTATCCATTATATATGTAAACATTCTACTCATGAAATAATTAAATATATTATTGATAAAGGTGTTGAATTAGAATGTACGGAACAATCTAGTATGCGCCCAATTCATTATATTTGTAAGGATTCAACACCTGAAACAATTAAATACATTATTGATAAAGGTGTTGAATTAGAATGTATGGATAAATTTAGCATGCGTCCTATCCATTATATATGCCAATATTCTACACCCGAAATGATTAAATATATTATTGATAAAGGTGTTGCTTTAGAATGTATGGACCAACATAGTATGCGTCCCATTCATTATATATGCCAATATTCTACACCCGAAATGATTAAATATATTATTGATAAAGATGTTGATTTAGAATGTATGGACCAACATAGTATGCGTCCCATTCATTATATATGTCAATATTCTACACCCGAAATGATTAAATATATTATTGATAAAGGTGTTGAATTAGATTGTATGGACCAACATAGTATGCGTCCCATTCATTATATATGCCAATATTCTACACCCGAAATGATTAAATATATTATTGATAAAGATGTTGATTTAGAATGTAAAAATAAATATAACAAATATCCTATTTATTATATCAAAAGATATTCAACTCGAGAAATGGTTCAATATATTAAAAAAGTAATTTATAAAAAAAGAAAAGGATATAGAAAATATGTACCAATAATGTTTAATTTTTAAATTTTCACATTTTAAATTTATTACTTCATATAATACATTATATGAAGTAATACCCAATAAAAAATATTTACAAATAAACAAAATACATAAAACACAACATTTATAAAATAATTAATTAAATTAATTAATTAATTATTCACTTTTTTACATTTTCACATTTTCACATTTTCACATTTTCACTTTTTTACATTTTCACATTTTCACTTTTTTACATTTTCATATTTTCACATTTTATACTATTGTAGCAAGTTCATCTATTTCAGTTTCGATATTGTTATTTTCATCATTTTTTTTATCAGATACATTTTTTCTTACATCATAATTTAATACATACATTTGTTTGGCTGGATGAATATTATTAAAATACTCTATCACAATTGCTTTTGTAACATAATTATTTTCTGGTAATAATTGTTTTAAATATACTTCATGATGAAGTTTGTACATATGTGTGCGATATTTTTCAGGGAATTCTTTTAACTCTTTCTTCTTTTTAATATAACAATCAATATAATTTGTAAATAAATTATATGTATAATCGTGTATAGAATTTCTATAATCATTAAATATATTTCTATGTTCAGGATAATATCTTAAATATTCAGTCAATTTAGTAAACTTTTGATAAATATTATCTTTTTTCATTTGTCTTAAATTCAGATATTGATATTGTAACTTAGGATTATTACCACGAAGACGTCTAACATATTCATAATTTGGATTTCTAAACTTATATCTATTACCTAAACTATCCTTAATAATGATACCAACAATATTATAATTAGTATATAGTGATGCTGATGTTTGTATACATGTTTCTAAATCATAATTATTATTAATTGGTAATACACTTACCGTTCTAACTGTATCTTTTTTAATTCCAAATAAAGTAATATCATTAATTGGAATACAGTTTATTGTCTTATTGTCTACAATTTGATATACTTCAACTAAATATAATCTCATTTCTCTAATAATTTCAACTATACGATTATTATGATGTTGCATTACAAAACTATATACATAATCCTTATTTAATTCATTTATATCAAAACCGATATTTTCACAAACTTCATTAAACATATATTTAAATGTATTAGTATTATTAAAACCATTTTCCATAAAGAAACAATTTTCACCACCTACGCTACTTCTTGTTGCGATTTCCCATGTAGTACTTTCTTTATCATAAAATACATTTATCATTGTTCCTTCTACAAATTGTTCTGCTCTATATTGAATATTAGGGTCAATAGTTAAATCATACATATTAATATTAAATGATTTTGGAGGAGCAAAACATACAATATCACCATTATCTTTAAATATAAGTGATCTTAATAATCCTTTTGAAGAAATTGTACCTGAATCTCTAGCCAACCATTCTTTATCATACTTTAGAATATGATAATTTATTCCATTTTTATGATTCCATACATTATGTTTTAAATTTAGTGATTTTACTATTTCATTTCTATTATTTAATGAAAATAATAGGTCGTCGATTTGTGTGATATTATTTAAATTATATGACATATTGCTTATATTATATTATTAATGTTATTTTTTAAATCATTTTTTAAATCAATTTTTTTCGTTATTCATAATAATTTCTACTGTAAATATAAAGTAATGAGTATAATAATAAATGAAATTTATTTACAATTAGGAGACATCATTAAAATAAATGCTCCAACTAATCCAGAATTAAATGATAGAATATTTTTCATAAATAATATAACTGAACGTAAAATAACTATGATACATGATTATGATACAAAACCAATTACTTTAAATATATCTCCTGATGGTTATTTTAATGATGAAAGTATTAATAATATTGATATATTAAGTCGTTCTGAAGCTAAAGGTTATGCTAAACAAAATGGACTTATTCCAAATACATGGATAGATATCCATTTTATTGGAGATATACCTATAACTGGTAAAATTACTAATTTGGAAGAAGATATGATTGAAATTGAAATTATTAATGGAAAAACTAATAAAAATAATATTGACGAATCTGAACCAAACGAACAAGCTGAAAATGAATTAATTTATATTAATTTTAATAATCAAGGAATTCCAGAAGATGTTCCTATTGAAAAAATAGTTATTCGTTCTATACCTGAATTCATAAAAGAATCTGAATCAGAAACTATATTACAAGATATGAGAGAAAATATAGAAGAAATCAATATTAGTGATGTAAATGAAGATACAGTTGATGATGTAATTGATGATGAATATGAATATATAGCTTCATCTATTGATATTCCAGATGAAATTCCAGTTGAAATTATTAAGACTAAGATTAAAGATATTAATTTAGAAGCTGACCAAATTGTCTTTGGTCCTAAAAAAGAAGCAATAAGTGTTCTACGAGAAGTTTCTGAACAAGAACGTAGATATTCTATAGAATTTCAAACAAATGACCTTCTTGATGAATTATTATCAGAAATTCCGGCTATAAACAGAAACAGAAATGTTTTAAATAATATTCATATAATGATTGAACGATTTAAACAATTAAGAAATACATTTTCTACATTTGATGATAATGGAAATGCGAATAAACCAATATTCAAGGGTGCTAATTATAAACCAATTGTTGATAAAATTACTAATTTGGATTATAAATTACCTTGGATATTACCTGTAGCCCAAAATAATAAAAAAATATATGATATTACAGATATTACAGAAGAAAATAATGATTATGATGATATAATATCATTAACAATGGCAGAAACATTAATAAATGACTACGATATTAATTCACTATATAAGAGCAATACTGATAATTATTCTATATATATGAATAAAGTTCAACAATCATTTACACCATTTCAACCAAATTACAATAAAAGTTCAATTATTAATAAAGCTGTATTAGAAAATTTTGATACAGTAATTGATAATGTTGGTAATTTTGAGTCATCTATATCAAAAAATGATATGTTAAGTAAAAAACGTTTTTTAATAACTAGGTACAATTTAGGTTTAACTAAATTACAAAATAGTCAATCAAATTATAATAATATAAGTAATAAAATTGTACCATTGACCAATAATGATAATATATCTATAAATTCAATTCTTACATTAGAAGAACCTGTTATGACATTTTCTAACATTCATTTACCTGGTACACCGATTATTGATAAATCTAATTTAAATATTCATTATCTAAATTATTGGAAACTTTTAAAAAATACGTCGTCTATTAATAAAAAATGGATAAATAACCTAGATTCATTCATTGATTTTAATGAAAATACTTATTTAAAAAAACAAACCCAATACATTTTAAACAATAATGAAATAGATGAACAAGTTAAAACAGATAATTTTAAAAAATTTATTAATACAATTATACCTAAAACAAAAATTTTATTTAATCTTATTAAAAAATATATTAATGGTAAATATTCATTAATCGGAGTAATTAGTTATTTACAACCATTCTTAATTTATTTAGATGACATATCCTTTATGCAATATAAGGAAATTATTGAATATATACAAGAAGAAATAATTTCATATAAGAGTAACTATACAAAAAAGGAAGAGTTATTTAATAAATTAAATAAATCAAATAATTTGATGTATAACTCTATATTATATGATATAACACAAGGTAAAAAGGATGTTGGTAGTTTAGTATTTAAAGCATATGGTCTTAATACTAAAGGAAAACTAGTAACTAATACTAATAATTCAACTGATAGTGATAATAATATTGATAATAATATTAACAATGATAACGATAATTCAATATTATCTCAATCCGAAATTATAAAATATATAAATATAGAAGATTGTGGTATTTGTTTTAACACAACATTAACGTTATTAAATATTGATTTATTTACACCATTTAATTTTGATGTTTTATTAGAAGATAAAACAGATAAATATAAAAAAGAATTAGATAAAACAGAACTAAATAATAAGTGTAATCCATATATTTTGAGTAAAAAATATATATCACTTGACGAACTTAATGCTGATAATGAGATTGCTATATATTTTGATAAAAAATATGACACAACAGTATATGATATATTAAATGAACATAAATCTAAACAGTCTGAAATGGACAAATCCTCTTTCAAAAAATATTTAACCGAACAATTGATACAAGATATTGGTTTAAAACCAATAGAAGCAAAATATGAAGCTACATCAATGATAGACAAGCAAAGATTAGTTAAAGATGGTCAATATGCTGTATTAGAAGTAGATAATACTGATGATGATATGGTATATTACTATTATAAGAGAAAAAATGAATATTGGATTCGTGATGAATCTATTTCCAAAAATTCAATCATTGGTTCTAACGATTTATTTTGTAATTTACAATCAAACTGTATAAAAATTAATAAAAAATGTGTTGATTATGATTATGGAAATGAACTTGTCAAAGAGGAATTAATAAAAGAAATGTTTGATGAATTTGACTCAGACTACATTAAAAATATGAATGATACAAAAGATATAATCAATGAATTATGGAAATCCAAGTTAGAAAGATTAACTAAATTAAGAAATATTAACAGGAACTTATTATATAAATATGAAAATGATAAATTAAAAATCATCAATACAATAGATGACAATGAAATTATTGTTTCTCCATATTCTAAATTATTAGATAATATTATGGGTCAAAGTGATTTTTCTAAAAAACAACATGATATTGTTCATTTTGTCAAAAAATGTACTAGACCAATGAATTCTAAAATTGATACAATTACAACATGTAATGTTTGTGATGGATCATGCACGTTTTGGTTATATTGTATTGATACAAATATTAAATTATTACCTACCTTTATACATACATTGGCATCTGTTTTTGTTGAAAATGGTGATTATTATCAAGTTATTAACGAAATTAAAAATTCTCAAGGTATAGAGGTTGATGATAAAATTGTAGATGAACATAGTGGATTCGAAATAGAAAAAATTGCTTTGAGCACAGATGAAGGATATGATGAAGCAGGGTTTAAGACACAGACTAGAGAAATAATAGAAAAAGATGCTGGTGATATATTATTTCAATCACCAAAACAAGAAGATAAAATTAAAAAGGAATTAATGACTAATCCAAAAGGTAAAATTATTAATAATATCATAACAACTATTTCTAGAGAAATGAGTATAATGTTAGAATCAAATAGAGAAAGTATTATACAACATACATTAATAGCATTAGACGAAACCGTTGATAGTAAGGATAGATATGAAGAAAGATTTGATAAACTTATAAACGAAAAGAAAAAACCTCCATATAAGGATTTTTTTAATAATAAATTACTTCTTTATACATTGTCTTATATTTCATTCTATATATCGGTATCTATTCCATCAATTCAATCAAAGAAAAATTTTCCTGGTTGTAGTAAATCATTCAAGGGATATCCAGTTGAAGGTGATGAAAATATTTCTAATATCAAATATATTGCATGTATTGCTATTGGAATTAAAACAAATGTTTATCCATGGAAAACACTTCCTAAGTCAGTAGATAAACTTATAACAAATATTAAAGGTATCATGGATAATTATATTTTGGAAAAAAGCGAAATTAAAGTATTAATAGATGAAAAGAAAAATTATTTATTACAAAATAAAAATGATATTGTTCCTGAAGAGCTTGATATTAAAAAATGGATAAATTTTTTACCTCCTTTACAAGATATTACTAACAAAACACCTAGCATATTGGATTCTAACTTTAAAACATCATTTCAAGAAAATCTAAAAACTGGTTCAAAAAAACAATTTGAACAAAGTCAAGTTATTAAATCTAAAATTATTTATTTTTCATTATCTATTATTAAAGCAATTCAATCAGTTGTTTCAAAGGAAAATCCTATTTTAACGAATTCATCTAATAATCCGTTTTTACAAAATGCTTGTTGTAATAATGGTGAATATAAGACAATTGATTATTTTATTAAGAGAGAAAGTTCTATTTTAAAAAATAATGAGATTGTTAATTATTTATATAATATTAATTATGATATGATTAATCTGACTCAATCAGCATTTATAGTAGACCCTCAAAATAGTAAAATGAAATTTCCTCCTATTAGTAATGACTTTTCACAATCTACAATAATAAAAGGATATATTAATTTTTGTCATTATAATACTGAAATACCGATTAATAATACTTTATTAGAATCAGGATTTTGTTTAATAAAACCTGAAGATTATGATGATAAAAAAACAATTGATGAGAATGTTAAAATTATTGAGAAAAGTAATAATAATTACTCATTAGAATCATTTAATAATTTATTAACTAGTGTAAATAAACTCAATATTATTCAACTTGATTTAGTGCATACAATTCCATCATCTCTTTCACAATCTAGAGATTTAATTGACCATATGATTAGCAGTGAAAATGTATTAAATTCTGAATTTTTAAATTTATATAAAACGGTTATTGATTCATACGATATTACAAATAATAATAACAATAATACAGATATTAGAAATTTTAAGAACTATCTTGGTAAAAATATAGATATTATACAAAATAATATTTTTGAATATTTACATAAACATAGTGATTTAACACCAAATGAAAAATTACAAATAAATGAATTTATTGATACAATCATGGATTTTAATATTAATGGAAATAGGGATTTTATTGGTGAGAACGATGATACGTTATTTAGAGCAATATCTTTTGTTAAAACATCTATATTTGAATATATTAAAGTAATACCGAATATTATTATAAATAAAGTTAATTATAAAGAAATTAAAATTCCAAAACATTGGAAATTATCGGATAATCATAATAATATAATTAAAGATATGATATCTTCATATTATAAGATTTTTGAAAATTTTTATAATGACCCTCAAATAATACCTTATTTAAATCAATTCCAAGACCAATTAACAGATTTTATTAAACTTGTTGAATATACACACTTGTATGCTTCAATTATAGATATGAATGATGATATAACAACATCTATTTTAGATAATAAAACATCATATCAGTTATTTAAATATTTCTTTTTAAATATGATAAATAGTCTTTTTAATTTAACCAATGATAAAGAGTTATTAAAAATGACTAACGTAATAAATAGTCAAGAAAATATTGAGGACGAAAATACAGAAAATGATATGGACGACAATATAGAAGAATATGAAATCGATATTATTACTGGTAAACAAAGAAGTATTAGAGAGAAAATCGCAAATATTACTGTAGCTATACTACAAACAATTAAAAATAATAAAAAAATTATTAATTATAATGGTGAAATGATAAAAAATAAAATAAATATAGCGAAAGATAAAGAACGTCATGTTATGACATCTAGACTACGAGATATGGATAAAAAACATCGTGAGGTTGAAAACTTAATGAAAAAACATAGATTAGGAGAAAATTGGAATACCGGATTACAAAAAGGTTTAACTCAATATGTAGCCAAAACATTCGATAAAGAATTAGAAGATAGAGAGAAACGTAAAATTATTGAAAGACAATTAGAAGATTCTGGATTATTAACCCAAGCTATGACCGCAAACACTGAAATTATGATTATGGAGCATGAACAAGGCCAACTAACGACTCAAATGATTGAAGCTGAAGAATATGATATGAATGGAGTGGTTAATGATGATGACCATATCGACGATGATGATTATAGATTAGAATTTGAAGAAGATGAATAAATATTATAAATTATATTTTATTATATTTATTACTTAAAAAAAAGTACTAATATATATTTTTATAAATGAATGAAACGTGTTAAAATATTAAATGGTCTAATAATAATTACATTATATATCTTTCATCATCATAATATTCATCTGGTAATGTAATTAATCGATATCTAATATATTGTGGTGGGATTATTGTATCAGGTATTGTTAATTCATTTTTATTGTAATTTTGTTCTTTACAATAATATTCATATTTATTCGCACGTGCATTAATTATCATTCTTTTATATATTTTTTGACTTGCACTATATTTTCTTTTTTCCTTATTTTTTTTAGCCTTTTTTTTAGTTATTTGTTTATTTGAATCATTTATATTCTTTGATGAACATGAATATCGAATACATATGTTAGATTTATTTTCATTATTCTCTATATCTTGTCTTGATTTTATAAAAGTATCGGTGTATAAATTATTAATATCATAATGACAATATAATTTTTCTTGTTCTTTAAATGTATCACATTTTTTCATATATGTTGTTGGTTTAACATATGAACTATACCGAGTAATTATATGCTCATTATAATTAATTTTAATTACATTTTGGATATTATTTGTTATAAATAATTCAAGAGGAATATTATTCATTATAGAAAGATATTCATTAAATCCATTACATCCTTTTATATGAAACTTTTCACCAAATACAAAATGTAAAATGTAAAATTTTAAATCTCTAGGTAATAATCTAAAAATAATTTCAATATATTTACACGATTTTTTTAATGTTATTTTGTTATACATCTTTTATTAATTATATTTATAATTATTATTATTATTATTTCTAGTTAATTATTCAATTTTTTTATAAATGAATGAAAAAAATATAATATTAATATATTTTAACTTTTTCAAGTTTTTCAAAGAGTATTTGGATTTTAGAAAATGGACATAAAAAGTATGTCCATTTTTGATTTTTGGAACAAAGATTGAAAAAAGTTGTAAAAAAGTGGTTGAGAGCATAAAGGTAAGAAAACGATTTTTGAGATTTTTATTTTGTTATTGTAATTTTTCGAAGATTTTATATATTTTTATAAAAAGTATTTAGGCGAATCTTATATTAGTATAATATACTAAAAATGACTAACAATTTATCGCCAAAACTCGCCAAAAAATTTCATTGTGAAATATGTAACTATTATTGTAGTAAAAAAAGTGATTACAATAAACATATATTAACACGAAAACATTTATTACTAATAAATCCTAACATTAAATCGCCAAAAGTCGCCAAAGTATATAGGTGTAATTGTGGTAAAACATATAAACATGCATCTTCATTATGTGGTCACAAAAAAAAATGTTCAATTATTCAACAAGAAAATATAAATATAGAAAGTATTAAGGATACAATTACAGAATTAATTAAACCTACAAGTAATGATAATGAATTGTTTACTGAGAAAATACTTGAAAATGTTATGTCACAAAATAAAGAGTTTATGAATATGTTTATGACTAAAATGGTTGAAGTTATGCCTCAACTTGGTAATAATAGTCATAATACTAATTGTCATAACAAAACATTCAATATTAATATGTTT